CCCTTGAACGCCATCATCTTTTCTACCACCGAGGTGTTTCCGGTGCTGATCGCCATAAGTTTCCATATCTCTCCACGGACTCGTTCTTGGTTGGCCGAGGGAGCGAGTCGGTTCTTCTGAGCACCGGAGGTAAGCTGGTACACCAGATTACTGAGGTCCATAGGGCTTGCATTGGTCAGCTCGTCGTAGAGCATAATCAGATTGTTCATGATCTCAGCCCGATTCATCTTGGAGTTGATGGTGTCAGACTCCTTGAGGACTAGCTTGGCCGGATCGCCCCATATCCCTGCGGCGGCTTGGAGTGCCGTGGTCTTACCCAGACCTGAGTCCGGACTGTATACGTGGAGGAGGGCGGCATTGACCGCCGTAAATTTGGTGAAGATAGATCCGAATGAGAGTCCGATGATGAACTGATGCAGCTCCATACCCGGTCGGTTGTAGAACTCCATAGCCTTCTTCCATTCCTCAAGGCTTCCTTTCTTTTCAAAAGCCGGGAACAGATGCCCTGTTACGTTCGTAGGTGGGTTGTACTCTATCTGCTTACCGTGGACTTCCTTATCCCCAAGGATAAAGGCTTCGCACTTGTCATTGGTCCAGCCAAACTGTCGATGCGCCGTCTGCGCTACTTCGTTGAACTGCATGTTCTTCACCGAATCTAGTATGTAGTTTTTTATGTCGTCAACCTTTTGGATGACTACTCCCCGTGAGTACAGCTGTTTTCTGAACTCATCATTTGCGGATACAACGCTCATCGGTATCGTGAATTCACGCACACCGTCCTTTGGCAGATGTAACCTGATGGCGATGCAATCGCCCTGCTCCTTGTCGTTCAACCTACGTGCTACGTAGATATCGTTGTGGTAGACACAGATATCGAGTGTCTCGCCATCTCTTTCAATCCTCTTGAACACACCCTCATGTTTACCAAAGAAATAAGGGTCAGGTAGTTTCGGCTTGATGTAGGTGTAGGTCTCATCAGCGGTGCTTCCCTCTGGCTTGGCTTGTACTACAAGCTCTTCCTCAGAGGCTTCAGCGACCTGTCGCCCTAATGCGATTGGAGATTTGAACTTACCCCAATGAGGGCATTCCTTACAGATATGTGCCCTGTCATCGTCGGCCATCAGCTCCCTGATTGTGGTGCAGTGATATGGCCCCTTGATTTCATCGAGCTTCTTCTGGGTTATCTCCGGGGTGTAGCCCGGATGCCTTCTTGATATGAGGTAGCTAGCCTTGGATACGTCTTCGCAATACTTAGTGATGGAGAGCCCCGCTCTCCACAGTGGCTCACGTAGTGTCTCCTGCTGTTCGTAGATGTACCGGATCTGTTCGCACCCGGTGCCCCGCTTGGTCTTCTCAATGATGGTCTTGAAGTAGCTTACGTAGTTACCCAGAATAGACTTGGTAACGTCGTCCATCTCCCCACGTGCGAAACTAGGGCGCTTCAGTACAGTCGGTTCACCCAGTAGTTCCCGGTAGGATTCGGCAGAGCCGGATCTAGCCCCTGCATAGATGACTTTGACCTCACGTGCTTCTTCCGCACGGAAGTTCTTGGTGCCCGGTACACGTAGGATACGGGCCGCGTCCGCTGGTACAGCGGTGTCGATGAATAACCGGTTGTCGATGCACAGTTCCTTGAGCCGTGAGGCGATCGGGAACCATGTCTCTTTATCAATGGGTTCTTCTAAAGGCCAGTAGGCGTGAATGCCGCCACCGGAGCTTACGACATTTGGTTTGGGCATCCCCACTTCTTTGCAGAACCTCTGCAATTCGGTGAGTACTTCCCCGGCTGTTTGGTAGCCGACAGCACCACTGTGATGTGGGCCGTAGTCAATATCTAGGAACAAGGAGCGCATCTGCGCTACGTTGTGCTGTTTCCTGTTTTCTCCGGTCTCAAACGTAGCTAATGCAAAATATGCGTTAACGCCGTTACCGCACAAATCATCGGCGGTACTGAGGACCTCTTCTATCGAACGGTAGAACTTCTGAGTAACGATCTTGTCGTCCTTGATCCCCACCGCACAGTAGTAGCCATCATCCCCTAAGATATTTTTTAAGAATTGTATTCTGTCCATGCACGGCTACTCTGAAGAAAGGTAGGGCGGGGTACTCCCCCGCCCTATGACGCTAATTAGTCATCCCACTCGCCAATCAGATCTTCAAGAGATGAAGATTCTGCTGGCGGCGTAGCCTTCTTCGGAGCAGCTTTGACGGGTTCTTCGATAACCTCTTCCTCTTCCGGCTCCTCTACCGGTTCGGGTTTCGGTGCGGCAATAGCGGCCTTCTTGGGTGCAGGGGGTGCTTCCTTCTGCACGTTGTCAGCCTGAGATACGGTCAACTCGATAGCTTTCTTGGCTTCCTCAGATTCCTTGAGGATCTGGATCGCATCCCATTCTTCTTCGTTAACCACACGGATCGGACGGAACACCAGCTTAGGCGTAGGGCTAGCGGTGTCGAACTTCATCTCGGTGATTACGCCTGACATGGGCGCGTCTTCGTTCTTAAGGAACTCGGCATACGCACGGAGGGGGAGTTTACCCTTAGTGCCTTCACCAAAGATAGATGTTGCCGGGAGGACCAGCTGATACACCTCACCCCGGTCGATCTCACCTTCGATAACTACAGCAAGACGCTGGCTGTAACGGCAAGCACGTGACTCACCTTGACCAGATCCCTTGATGTTCTGAGGGCAGGTCAAACAGGTATTAGACTGCTTGTCCTTGACCGCTTCATCGGGCTTCTGGCTATCGCTAGACCAGCAAGCGGGGCGCACCGCCTCACCTTCAGAGTAGCTACCAGAATAGTATGTACGGGATACTTTCGGCGCGGCCTTGATGATGACCACGTTCATCGCCCGTTCTTCAGAGACTCGGTGTTCCTTTCCTCCGATCATTTCACGGAACACACCACCCTTGATGCTAATACGGCGCATGCCACCAGACGCTTCTCCTGCAAGCGCATTGGTCACATCATCAGCACCGGCTGACTTCAGGTATGAGGGCAGACCGCCCTTAAAGATAGCTAATTCACTCACGTTCATTCTCCTTAGAGATCCTCTTTCGGATCAAAATTAATAACCATCTGACGGTCATCTTCAGGTGCCACACCGGCCTCTTCAACGATCGCCCGTAGGGCTTCCTCTACTTTACTTACCTTGAACCGGTATACGCCACCTACCTTGAGATGCGGTATGGTGTTGTTCCTGATCCAAGCCCGAACGGTAGAGACAGACACAGCGAAATGCTTCGCTAAGTCGTCGATCGGGACATAAGGTTCATCCTGCATTCTTGTTCCTCTTTACGGTCACTGAGTATTCCATGTTTGCGTTGAGTCCCGGTGGAAGCTCCTCGGGGTGCTCTTCCAAGTAAGTCTTCATGTTGCCCTGATGGATACGCTTTTCCAGAAGGTCAGGCACACCGTGCTCCAAGATGAACTTGTGCATGGATTCCCAATCGCTGGTTCCGTAGGTGGTTTTAACCGTGCGGTAGACGAGGCCGGCCTTGGTCTTGATGGACTCCATTCCGGTTTCCCGCATCTCATCGCTGATGGCAACCTTCACCCGACGCATCTTCTGTTCGAGGTCCTTGAGTTCTGCGTCGAGGGTTTCTTTCTTGGCGTACATCTTTACGTAGACGCCGACTAACTGATCTAAAGATACATCTGACATTTCATTCTCCGGTTGGTCTCGGTCTGTCGCCGATGGGAAAAACATACTATCAGAATCTATCTTAGTCAAGCAAAGTTTTGTAAAGATCGATTAACTTTCCATTCTCAGTGATCCGATTGTCGAGCATTCGGTAGACGTGTTTCTCGGCATTCGAGCCTTGTAGTTTTACCACAGTCACGGGATGACGTTGCCCTGCTCGGTGTGCTCGGGCATTCGCCTGTGCGTAGATCTCAAGACTGGAAGTAGGTCCCCACCATACGATCGTATCAGCAGCGGTGAGAGTCACGCCGTGAGCAGCCGCTTGAGGTTGGATAATCAGTATGCGCGGATCTGAACTGGATTGGAACCGACGGAAAATATCTGCACGCGCACCGGCTGACACTTCCCCACTAATTACGTCTGTACTAAAGCCATCTGCCGCGAGCTTTTCTTTGAGTAGGCTTATAGTGTGCTTGAACGGAACGAAGATGAGAATTTTCTGGTTCGTCTCGTCGATGACCTCTCGGAGCACCTTATACCTATTGGAGATATCGAAATGAAGAGTCTCACCACTATCGGCATACACAGCACCGCACGAGATCTGGAGGAGTTTGTTGAGGCCCACTGCGGCGTTGACCGCTGTAATCTGTTCGCCCGTTGTTTGTACAACGAGTTGCTTACGCAGTGCTTCATAGTATTTTTTCTGCTGAGGGGTTAGCTCAACATCACGTACCACGTAGGTCATTTCGGGAAGGTCTAAGCACTCTTCCTTGGTGTACCTGATCGCCGGTTGCAAGGCTTCGAACACTACCTTGTCGGCGTTGGGTCGGACCACCCATTTGAACGTGGATACCTTGGTCATCACCATGTCTTTGAAACCTGTGAAAAACTGAGGTACACCTTTAGGATTTACAAGTTTGGCTAGCCCGTAAGCATCTACCGGGGACTGCGCCGCCGGGGTCCCCGTCATCATCCATAACCACGTGTCAGGAGTCAGGATTCGATTGAGGGTCTTCCACCGTGTTGTCTGTGCGTTCTTATACGCATTGGCCTCGTCCACGATAATTAAGTCAAAGCCACCTTTCTTTACTTCTTCCTCGACGATATTTAAGCCGTCGTAATTAATGATGACGAACTCGGCATCACCATTGATGATCTTGATGCGCTTGTCCCTAGCGCCATGAGCGATGTCCACCGTCCGGTGCATAGCGAAATTAAAGAGGTCCGACCGCCATGCGGAGTCCATGATGGACAGGGGGCACACGATCAGAACCCGTTTGATCTTGCCTAGCTTCATGAGGTAGTCAGCGGCCCAGATCGCTGATCCGGTCTTGCCAGTACCCTGCTCGTTGAGGCAGAACGCTCTCCGGTGCAGAGTCAGGAATGATGCGGTGTCTTTCTGGTGGTCGAAGGGTTTGTAACGCCCCGGCCAGTCGTACTTACCTAGAATCGGTGAGGGTACGTCCTTAATCTTAAGGTTCTTCAGGACTTGGGCTTCCTCTAGGTTCCAGTGCACAAGCACTTTCCCATCACCCATATCCTTACTCTTGGGGATTACCGTTGTGATCCGTCCGGGGTTACGGACATTTAGTAATAACGCTTTATTATCAATTACTTGCATCTCATTCTCCTTGTTATTAGACGAACAAAGAGAGGGTAAACAGCCCCTATTCACTGTCTACCCTTACTCTTGTGCCGATTCCCCGCTAAGACAAGACAGGAGAGCTACGGTGTCGGCTGGTGCGGTCGTTTATGTAGGTCGCAATCTACCCTCGGCTAACCCACTCACACCTACCGGTTAGCCGAATCCAACAAAAAATCTTAGCGCTTCTTGCGTTCGCGCTTGCTGGTCTCACCGACCAGATTACTCTTACTATCTCTTTTGAACGAGCGGTTCTTACTCGGGCTCTGCACAGAGTACCCGTCTTTGTTTGAACCTCCTTTATCTAGCGCCTTCTTGTGCGCCAGATCTTTACCTTCACGTGCATCGGCCTCCCCATTCCCGTTCTTATCTGGGTGGGTCTTATCGAACTTACGCCGGAGCTTCTGACGCTCCATGCGACGAGGCAGTTCTTCACGTGCTTTCTGCTGCTGATACTCTTTCTTGTACGGTCTAGGCTTA